CAATACATGATAAATCAAATGAATTAACTATGGAGAATATTGTATACAAAGGTTTTTCCACAAGAATATCAAGTATGCAAAGAGATTCTATCAAAATGTACAAAGAATTTGTTACTGAGTTTGTCAATGATCCTATATATCTATGTTTTATTAAATCAGAATTAATATATTCAATGATAATAGATGTTGTTAAGAATAAAGATTATAAAAAATTGTCAAAAAAATATATATATATAAATAATAATAATTTGTCATCTATTTATTTAATATGCATTAAAACAAATAGAAAATTAAGTGACAAATCAGAATTTACTTATTATTTTATCTCCAAAGACTCAGTTAAAGGACTAGATTTTGATCCTAAATTAGGAATGTATATATCTAAATTATATGTAGAAAATTATCATCTTTTATTATATAAATCTAATCTATTTTATAGTATTATGTTAACTATTACAACTTTTATTGGGAATAAATTATTTACCATAGAAAGACTGAGATATTATTTTTTATTACAATATTATTTATTTTTTGAAAATTCTGGAACTACCACAAAAAATATTTGTTCATTTTCAAAATTTGCCAATGTAAACCAAATGGCCACTTATAATAGCTTTGAAAATTTAGTTAAGAAATATTTAATAAACAATAAATATAAAAGTACAATTCAACATTTATTTGCTTATATGACTTATATTGATTATAACAAAAATATGATAAAATATCATGTAAATCAAAACACTAAAAATATGACATTAAGTCACTTTATATTTGGAGATTTAAACATAAGAGACTATATACGTTGTAATACTTTATATAATAATACTCATAGAAACACTACTAGATTTGAACATGACTTATTAAATTTTGCAAAAACTATTAGTGAAAATAATAACTTTATAAATGAATCTAAATTCAGATCAAACAATTTTATATTACAAGATATAAAAGACTTTGATCCAAATAGCAAATTTATTGATCTAAATGTATTGTATGCGTCCCTTGAACTATGGAAGGAAGAGATTGAATATAAATCTCTGACTTATGACATGGATGAATATGAAAATTTTATAATTAAAGAACTAATAGAAAATTATCAATACAATTTTATTAATTCTAGAAAATCAACCAATGATAAAGGTAAAAAATCAAATTGTTTAAATAATGTATTGGATTATCTTAAAGAGAAATCTGGTTTATCAAGTGTAATACAATTTTATGAAGATAATATAAATATGGATGAAGTATGTGCTACAGTTAGCAAAAAAGAGCAACATGAAGGTAGTAGAGAAATTTATGAACTAAATCAAACTGGTAAATGTCTTTCTTCGATATGTCAATATATATTTAAATTTCTTAATTTAAAAACAGAAGGAGAAATGGTTGTTAGATCTCAAAATTCTAAATTAAAGCAACTTAACAAAGTTTCCAATGAAATCTCTCTTAAATCAGATGATGAAATAATATTTATGTACAATGGAGATATGGCTAAATGGTCTGGACAAGATCTATTTATCAAGTTTGAATACTTATCTGATTTTATGTTAATGTTAGGTATTATTAATGAGAATATATGGAAATTAATTAAAATATGTATAATAAAATTCAAAAGGCTTAAAGTGATATTCAATTTACCTAAAAATCATAAAACATTATTAAGTGTACCCGGAGTTCACTTCACAAATGATCAATATATTATGTATTTAGAACATTCTTGGGCTCAAGGTTTATTTCATAATATATCATCATTTGTACATTCTTTAGAACAAAGATTTAGACATAAACTATTAAATCTTGAAAAACCTATAATAAAATTAGTACATAGTGATGATAAAAATGAATCTTTTGTTATCAATATACTGGATATTAAAAAGAAAATCAAAACTCAGAATAGAATTGTTAAATATTGCACTCTCATACCTAATCTATTCTCACTAATGACATCAAAAACCAAAGATTCTTTTAGTGAAAGTATATCGGAAATGGTAGGTTTGCAGAATATAGATGGTTGTCTTTTTGATAATCCAAATAAAACTATATTTTCTTTGTTTAATGTTTTACAATATTCTAATTATAGAGATAATTATTTATTAATGCTAAATAGAATTTTAGAATATAATAATAAATCAGGAAATCATTTTAATTGTTTTAT